AGAGAATCGCGTCTGGATCGTGGCCTACCCCGACGGCGGTCAATATCGAACAAACCGTCGAGAGATGGAAAGAACGCCAAGTAAAATGGGCCAAGCGGGGCGTGAGCCTGCAATTCCCCCTGTGTGTCGCGGTGAAAATGTGGCCATCGCCGCCACTTTGGCCAACCCCAACGGCCCGCGACTGGAAAGATGGATCAGCGCGATCTTGCATGAACGTGCCGGACAACGGGTTGCTGGGTCGCGTAGTCCATCGATGGGCAACGCCGACGGTGTCCGGGAACCACAACAGGAAGGGGGCGTCGGCAACGTCTGGGGACGGACTGGCGACGCAAGCTGGTGGCAGTCTGAACCCGACGTGGGTAGAAACCCTCATGGGTTTCCCGCATGGTTGGACAGATACGTCGGACGGGGATTGAGCCATGATGAAAGTCTCCGTCGATCCAAAGTGTTGCGCGATCTGTGGTGTGATCATGTTTCGCAAGCGCTTCTCCGAGCGGCTGGAGGATTTGAGCGCCTTTCGCAAGCGGAGATTTTGTTCGCTTTCGTGCGCGAATACGAGAACGGTTCTGACAAAGCACGGTTACTCTTGGCGGGCACGGAAGCATCTCAAGATTTCCTGCGAAGCCTGCGGGACCGAGCGGTCGCTCGAAGCCCATCACATAGATCAAGACAAAACGAACAACGACCCATCGAACATCCAGACCCTTTGCAGCCCATGTCACGACTTCTGGCATGCGACAGCAAAGAGGGTTGGGCGGCCGGTGGCTGGGAAGATGCCACGCCTCGTGTAGCCTATGGGGTTCCCGCTCGGGTGGACCGACTTAAAGCCCTCGGAAACGCCGTCGTCCCGCAAATTCCCGAGTTGATAGGCCGCGCCATTATGGAGGCAACCCCATGAACATCACCAAAGGCACCTACACCGCCTGCCGGCAGGGCTATACCGATCGCGTGGTCACTGGCCTAACGCAACGCGGCGTTCTGTTCTACCCGGCCGGGCAGGATAAGCGCCCGATGGAAACGCCAACCGCCGACTTTATGGTGTGGTGCGAACTGGCCCGCGCAATCAGGATGCCGGAACATGGCTGAATGGAACGACGCAACCCATACGCGCCTTCGCGAGCTATGGGACGAGGGCCTGTCCGCCGAAAAGATCGGCCGGCAGCTTGGGTTCACGAAAAACGCCGTTTTGGGCAAGGCACGCAGATTACGACTGACACCGCGGGCCGCCGTCGTGGTCCGCAAAGCGGAACCGATGGATGCCGCCAAAACTGAACTGGCGCGCATTATGTGGCACGACCGCAAGGAACTGAGCGTCCCCGACATCGCGCGCATTCTTGGCGTCTCGATCGACGTGCTACGCGGCAAGGCGTTCCGGCTGAATTGGCCGGCGCGCGGGTTTGCAAAATCGTATCGGGTAGCAGTCGCTAAGACGATCACGGTGCCGCCAGCCACAGACGCCGCACAGCCGTTCTTCCTTACTCCCCCTAGCGATGGCGTGGTGTTCAAACCCCGCCCGCCTGGCGCGTGCTGCTGGCCGCTATGGGGGCATAACGACAAGCCGACGCATCGGTATTGCGATGGGCCTTCGCTTGTCGGGATGACGTATTGTCCCGAACATGCCTCGGTTGCTTACGCTGGCACGGCGGCGACGGGCGGGCGGTTTCAGCTTCGGATGATCGGGTAATCACGTAATCCGCGCCCGGCGGTATCCGGGTAATGGAGATAGCGGTGGTTGATATTGTGAATACGATGACGGAAGACGAGGCGCAAAAGATTGTTGAATGGTGGTCAAGGCCGGTTGATCAACCGGATCTGGCCGATAGCATCGACCGACTATCAAGCATTTGCCACGCATCCAGCGTCATCCCCGGATGGTGGGACAATCCCCGCAATCCGGGCGAGCTAATCGCGCTTATGCACTCCGAGCTTTCAGAGGCGTTGGAAGGCATCCGCAAGGACGCGCAGGACGATCACCTGCCGGAGTTCAAATCCGTCGAGGTGGAGCTTGCCGACGCTCTGATCCGCATTTTCGACTATGCGGGCGCGGCCAACCTGCGGCTTGGCGAGGCTTTTGTTGCCAAGCTGGCGTATAATGCCCAACGGGCGGACCACAAGCGGGAGAACCGCGCCAAGGTTGGCGGAAAATCGTTCTAACATCACACACAGGACACACAATGGCACACTCAATCGACATCAACGGCACCGTTCCCCTCACTGGCGACATGGTGAAAGACGCGCATACCACAATCGCCATCGCCGATGCGGTGGAGGCGTTCAAAGCCGCGATCACGACCAACGGCGGCACGCTCACGATGGTCCGGGGCTATGCAGGGCCGGCGGACGCCGCAAAGAAGGAGCGCAAGCCGCGCGCGAAGAAGGCCGCACCGGACGCGGCGTAACCATCAAGCCCCGGCTTCGGCCGGGGTAATCGGAGGGAGAAAACATCATGATCCTGGCCATCGACCCAGGACTAAAGGGCGCGCTGGTCTGGATGGCCGAGGATGACAACCTTGGGCATCCGATCGTGGACTTCCTTGATATGCCCACCATCAAGATACGCGACCGCGATACTGTGGACGCGCATACCGTCCTGGCCGCCGTGCAAGCCCGCATGGCGCGGCTCGTCATCATCGAGCGTGTGGAGACCCGGCCCGGCAATGGCGCCGTGGCAGCGCTCAAAACAGGCTACGGTGGCGGGTTGCTGCAAGGCATCATGATTGGTGCTGGCATCCCTCACATGATGGTTCTGGCCAAGACGTGGAAGCAAAAGGCCGGCGTGCCAGCGGACAAGGGCGAGTGTCGCGCCATGGCGCAACGACTATGGCCGTCCAGCGCCCACCTGTTCAAGCGCGTCAAAGACGACGGGCGGGCGGATGCGGCGCTGCTCGCACGATGGGCGATCACGTCGCAAATATAATACCGCAGAGACAGCAAGAAACCCGATTGCCACGCGCCGCATTTTGCGCAAGTATCGGAATGCACAAACGCACTGGCATCCGCACTAGCAAAGGCACTAGCACATGACAAACGAAGCCACCAATACCAACCGCGTGACGCTTGAACAGGCGCTCGCCATGCCGGTTTCCGAACTGGCCACCATCCCCGCTGATCAGATCAAGGCGCTCATGGATGACGTGGCGATCATCAAGGCCGCCGCCGCGAAAGCGTCCGACATGATCCATGCCGTCATGGAAGCGCGCTACGCCGAAAAGGCGACGATCACTCGCCGCGCCAAGGGCAACGATACCGGCACCGTGCGACTGGAAGACGACGGCTACACCATCATCACCGACTTGCCGAAGAAAGTGGTCTGGGACGATGACGGTTTAAAGCAGGTTGAAAACCAGCTTGCCGCGATGGGCGAACCCGTCACCGACTACATCAAGATCAAGCGCGATGTGTCGGAAAGCTCCTACAAGGCATGGCCCGCGTCGCTGCAAAAGCTGTTCACGCCGCATCGGACGGTTTCGGGCGGTAAGGCAACCTACAAGATGGAAGCGAAAAAGGAGTAGGAACAAGCACGATGGCAATCAGCATCAACAGCATCCAGCGCCGAACGCAACCCAAACCGCCGAGGATCACCATCTTCGGCGTCGCGGGCATCGGCAAAACCTCGTTCGGCGCCTCGGCGCCTAACCCCGTGTTTCTGCAAACCGAGGATGGCCTATCGTCAATCGACGCGCCATCGTTCGGCGTCCTCCGCACATTTGAGGAAATCCTCGAAGCGATCGGCGCCCTTGCGATGGAAGAGCACGACTATCAAACCGTCGTGCTTGACAGTCTCGATTGGCTGGAGCCGCAGATCGCGGCCTATACCGCCGCGCAAAACCAGTGGGCCAATCTCGAAACGCCAGGCTACGGCAAAGGCTACGTTGCCGCGCTGGAAAACTGGCGGCTTCTGTTCGACGGGCTGAACACGCTTCGCGATGAAAGGGCCATGACGATCATCATGATCGCCCATTCCAAGATCGTGAAATTCGACGCGCCGGACACGGAACCGTATTCGCGATACGTCCTGAAACTTCATGACCGCGTAACCGCGCTGGTGTCGGAACACTCCGATATCGTCGGGTTTGCAAACTATCGGACGATCATTGCAAAGACGGAAGCCGGGTTCGGCAAAAAGGTGGCGCGCGGCGTCGGGTCTGGCGAACGGCTCTTGCACTTGGAGGAGCGCCCATCATTCACCGCAAAGCAGCGTTACAATGTGCCGGATACGATCGCGCTTGACTGGCCGTCGCTCGCCGCCGGCATTCCCTACTTCAACCAGCAACCGCACGAAACATCGCCCATCACCGCAATCGAACAAGCATAGGAACCCGCACACATGGCACGTTTTGGTGATACCTTTGACGCCTCGGCCGTCGAACCGTCCGCCCCGCGCGAGATCATTCCGCCGGGCGAATACAAAGCCTACATCGTCGCGAGCGAAATGAAGCCCACGAAGGCTGGAAACGGACAATTCCTCGCGCTCGACTTCGCCATCATCGAGGGCGAACACGAGCATCGGCATCTGTTCGCCAACCTCAATCTGATTAACCCTAGCTCGCAGGCGGTGGAAATCGCCGAACGCGACCTGTCCGCCATCTGCCGCGCCGTCGGCCGGATGCAGGTTTCCGACAGCGAGGAATTGCACAACCTGCCGCTGACGCTTGTGGTCAAGGTCCGCCCCGCCGGCCCCGACAAGCAGGGCATCCATCGCGAGGCGCAGAATGAAATCGGCGGATACAAGCCGGCTTTGGGTCCCGCGCCGGCCGGATACAACAAGCCATCTGCCGCTCCGCGTGCGGCCACGACGCCGCCCCCTGTTGCCAAGGCCGCAACGCCGCCGTGGCGTAAGTAGCAGGATCAGCGAAGATGGCGCCATTGCCTCAGCGATCCATGCCCACGCGTGACGCCATCTTTGCGCATGAGGAAGCCAACCAGGATGACGGGTTCCGCCCGCATCTTGGCGGTTCCCAAATCGGCGCCGAATGCGAACGTGCCATCTGGTATGGCTTTCGGTGGACAACCCGCGTTCGCCATGGTGGCAGGCTTCTACGCCTGTTTGACCGAGGGCAACGCGAGGAAGAACGCATCATCGCAGCCTTGCGGGCGATCGGCGTAACGGCATTGGACATCGACCCGGATACGGGACGGCAATGGTCCATGCGCGATCCGACAGGCCATGCGGGCGGGTCCATGGATGGCGTCGCGCTTGGTCTACCCGAGGCGCCGAAAACATGGGCCGGCCTAGAGTTTAAGACGCACTCGATCAAATCGTTCGGCGAGTTGGCCGCGAAAGGCGTTGAGAAATCCAAGCCCATGCACTGGGCACAGATGCATTTTTACGCCGGATTGTCTGGCCTGACGCGGTTTCTGTATGTCGGCGTGAACAAGAACGATGACGATATCTATACCGAGTGGGTGCACATAGACCCGGCGCTGTCCATACGGCTGATCGTCAAGGCGGAACGCATCATCAAATCCGAGCGTCCGCCCGTTCGCATATCTAATGACCCGGCATGGTTTGTGTGCCGCTTCTGCGATCACAAAGACACATGCCACAGGCAGGCCATGCCCGAGCGCCATTGCCGGTCATGCTTGCATTCTACACCGATCGCGGATGGGAAATGGCGTTGCGAGCGGCATGGTTGCCAGATCACGACCGCCGAACAAAAGGCCGGATGCGAGGATCATCTATACATCCCGGAATTGGTCTATGGCGTTCAGGTGGACGCTTCCGAAGATGGCGCATGGATTGAATACGCGCGGCCAGATGGCAGTGTATGGCGGGATGAACGAAACAAGGGGAGATGATGTATGCAACTCAGGCCATACCAGAGCGACGCAATCGACAGCCTCTATGACTATTTCAGCGGTGCCGATGGCAACCCGCTGATCGTCATGCCCACGGGCACAGGCAAGAGCGTTGTGATCGCCGGCTTTCTTCGCGAGGCAATCGAGGGGTGGTCAGATACCCGCGTGCTTGTGTTGACGCACGTCAAGGAACTGATCCAACAGAACTTTGCCGCGTTACTCCGCATGTGGCCAACAGCGCCGGCCGGTATTTATTCCGCCGGCCTGAATAAACGCGACCTACACGCGCAAATCCTGTTTGGCGGCATCCAGAGTATATACAAGCGGGCTTACGCCGTGCAACGCTGCGACCTCGTGCTGATTGACGAAGCGCATTTGCTCAGCGAGAGCGATAGCGGCATGTATCGCACGTTCCTGACGGCGCTCTGCGAAATCAACCCAGCAGTCAAAGTCATCGGCTTTACCGCTACGCCATACCGGATGAAGACCGGCCTATTGCATGAGGGCGAAAACCGTATTTTCACAGATATTTGCTACGACATCCCGATCTTGAAGATGATCGAGCAAGGATACCTTTGTCCCGTCGTGCCGAAACGGACCAAGACGCAGCTTGACGTTGGCGGCGTCGGCACGCGCGGCGGGGAGTTTATCGCGCGGGACCTTGAGCGCGCTGTTGACCTGGCAGACGTGAACGCCGCCGCCGTGGATGAAATCGTAAAGCTAGGCGAAGATCGCGGATCGTGGCTGATCTTTTGCTCAGGCGTGCAACATGCGGAACACATACGCGATGAAATCCGGTCCCGTGGCATCGAATGCGAGGCAGTGCTAGGCGAGACAACATCGACCGCGCGCGATCGTATCCTAACCAATTTCAAGGCCGGCAGGCTTCGCGCTTTGACCAATGCGAACGTTCTGACAACTGGATTTGACGCGCCGGGTGTGGATCTGATCGGACTGCTACGCCCTACCAAGAGCGTCGGGCTTTACGTCCAGATGCTCGGACGCGGCACGCGGCTGGCCGAGGGAAAGGAAAACTGCCTCATTCTTGACTTTGCCGGCAACACGGCGCGCCATGGTCCGCTAGACACGGTGGACGGGCGCACGCGCAAGGAACCGGGCGAAGGC